ATGCAGGCTGAAAAACCGATTCCGTACTACGCACCCGATGGCTCATCGCTCGGTTTCCGTTCGATGGAGGCAGCCAAACGGCTGATCGTCGGCGGATACGTGAAGCCGTCCTACGGCCGCAAAGGGCACCTCAAGGCGATCTGGCTGCGGGAGGAGGACGGCGGTAACCCAATCGAAACGCACGCCCAGGCGGGCACTCGCTATAGCTTCATCGAGAACCTGGATCACGGGCGTTGCTGGAAGCTGCGGCGCCTGGATGGTCGCGATGCGAACGGGCACCCTATCTCGACACGCCGCATCTTTCTGCAGGTTGTGACGGACTGCCTCGCAAGGTGAAACGGGGAAAGAAACAGATCGGCGCGCGCTACGTGGCGAGAGTCCGCGGCGCCTTCCACAAAATGATCAAGATTCCGCGTCCGCGACGTAATAGTCAGTTCGATCAGACTGCGGCAGCGGTGAAGTGACCATCGAGGAGCACGAGTTCGGCATCCGCCGAAAGGCCGGTTACCAGCCATGCCGGCGAGCGATCAGTCCGCACGGAAGTCTGCCCAATGCCAAGCTGCAAATCATGCGGAGCCACAGCTTCGTCGGAGACTTGGGGGCGATATGCCCGTAACGGACGGCTCAAGGTCTTGTGCCCGTCCTGCGATGGGGAGATCCAGGCGTCGCGACGGCGAAATGAGGCAGCGAGGATAGCTGGCTACAAGTACTGGGGCAACACGCCCGAGTACAAGCGGATGCAACGCGAAGCCGAAGCTCAACAGCGCGGCCGCGCGAGCGTGCAATACATCCCCCAGCGCGAGCGCAACTTTCAAGGCCGTCTACGCAAGGCGGAACAGCTTGCCGACAGGATTCGAGCGGCGTGGGCCGCGGGCTGGCTCAGTCACTTCCAGGTCTCGCGGCAAGAACTGTACCGGCAGGACCGCGGCTTTCGCGAACAGGAAAAAGCCGATTGGCGCGACCGTTATGCGAGACGGCGGGCTGAAGAGGTGGCTCGGACACGCGCATGCAAACAGGCCCACCCTGAGCGAGTCGCGATCCACCACATGACGCGCCAGGAGAGGATCTTTGAGGGATCGGACGGCACCGTTACAGATGAGGTGATTGCCAAGCTTAAGCGCGAAGCCGATCAATGCGCCTACTGCGGCGAGCGGCTGACCCGGAAGCAGACCGATCACATGATCCCACTTTCGCTTGGCGGAGAGCACTCTCTTCGCAACGTCGTGATCGTGTGCCCTGACTGCAACGCGCGCAAATCGCGACTCAGCTATCCCGAATGGGTTGAACGCGTGGCGCCCAAGCACCGGGCGCGTGTGATTGCGGTGTATCTGGAACGGTATCTTGCCGCAGCAGCTTGATCGCTGATTGCCACAGCAACCTTGTTGCCACTGGGTCCTTCCGGGCCGAGGATTTTTTGACGGTAGACCGATGGCACGCTTTGCCTAGCGTTTGGACTGAATTCCAGGTTGACAGTTGACGGACTGGTTGACAACGCCGCTATCGCGCGAGCGCCGATCCGAACGAGTGCAAATCCCCACCGGAGTTTCACGTTGATCGAGAACGGGCAGACCGGGCGCCATGTGTTGAATCTGGGCGCCGGAGTCCAGTCCACCACGCTCTATCTGATGTATCTCCGTGGCGAGATCCAGCCGCAGATCGAGTGCGCGGTGTTCGCGGATACGGGCGAGGAGCCGGCGGCTGTCTATCGCCACCTCGATTGGCTGAGATCGCTTGGCGGGCCGCCCATCGTCGTTCGCAGCACGGGCGGTCGATTGGGAGACGACCTTCGGCACGGCCGGAACTCCACGGGCCAGCGGTTCGCATCGATTCCGGCCTACACGGCTCAATGCGAGGGTGCAAAAGCCGGTATGGTCCGGCGGCAGTGCACCAAGGAGTACAAGATCGAAGTCATCGAGCGCTTCATTCGGCGCGAAATGCTCGGCTTGAAAAAGGGGCAGCGCGTGCCGAAGGGCGTGCTCGTCCACCAGAGCTACGGGATCTCGCTCGACGAGGCAGGCCGCTCGGTGCGTATCCGCCACCGCCTCGAAGAGCGCTCCTGGATTGCGCCGGTCTTCCCATTGATCGAACGCGGGATGACTCGCGGCGACTGCTACGGCTGGCTGACGGCTTTCGGCGTACCGCATGAGGTGCAGAAATCCGCGTGCGTGTTCTGCCCTTTCAAGAGCAATGCGGAGTGGCGGCGCCTGCGGGACACCGATCCGGATGGATGGGCGCGCGCCGTCGAGATCGACAACGCGCTCCGCGTGCCGGGCAACGTCGTGAACCGCGGGCTCAACCAGAAGCTCTATGTGCACCGAAGTTGCGTTCCGCTCGACCGCGCGGACCTGGGCAGCGGCGACGACCGCCAGTACTACTTGAACCTGAACTGGACGGCTGAATGCGCGGGACTGTGCGGAGTTTGATTTACGGTTCGGTCTGTTCCGGTGTTGAAGCCGTCACCGTCGCCTGGGAGCCGCTGGGCTTCCGGCCGGCCTGGTTCGCCGAGATCGACCCGTTCTGTTCGGCGCTGCTGGCGCACCGCTATCCCGGCGTTCAGAACCTTGGCGACTTCACGCACATCGCGGCCGGCGGCGGCTCAATCGACATTCTCGTGGGAGGCACTCCATGTCCCTCGTTCTCCGTCGCCGGACGACGAGGCGGCCTGGATGATCCGCGTGGCCAACTGGCCGTCGAGTTTTGCCGGCTTGCTGGCAGGCTGCGGCCTCGGTGGGTCGTCTGGGAAAACGTCCCCGGTGTCCTGTCGTCGAACGGCGGACGGGACTTTGGAACCATTCTCGGGGCGCTGGCGGAACTCGGGTACGGTTGCGCCTGGCGAGTCCTGGACGCTCAGTTCTTCGGAGTGCCCCAACGCCGCCGTCGCGTCTTCGTTGTCGGACATCTTGGAGACTGGCGACGTGCCGCGGCGGTACTTCTTGAGCGCGAAGGCCTGTGCCGGGATACTCCGTCGCGCCGCAAAACGCGCCAGAGCGTTGCCGCACTTACTGCGGACGGCGTTGGAACATGTGGCGCGGACGATAACCAGGCCCAGGCCGGTCATCTGATTCCGTTCGGCGGCAACAACACCTCCGGGCCGATCGAGATCGCGACCGCGTGCAACGCGCACGGCGGCAGCATGCGGATGGATTTCGAAACGGAGACATTCTGCGTGGAAGTCGCGCCGCCGCTCACGGCGGGCAAGATGCGGATGGACGTCGATACGTCCGAATCGCTCGTCGCGCACACGCTCCGGGGCGAGGGGATGGATGCCAGCGAGGATGGAACCGGGCGCGGCGTCCCGATCGTGCCGGTGGGGTTTTCGTGCAAGGACGGCGGCGCGGATGCCGTCGAAGACCTTACCCCGACGATGCGCGCGATGGGACACAGGCACTCACATGCGAATGCGGGCGGACAGTTGGCCGTGGCTTTCCGGGGATTCGGCCAGGACGGCTTCGTGCCGGAGGGGACGACGTCGCCGGTTGTTTTCGAATCCCGCTTCGTGCGGAACGGCCGCGGCGCTCCCGACGTGATCGCGCCGCCACTCAAGGCGCAGTCTGGTGGTTCTGGGCGCGGCGACGGAGCGCCGCTCGTGGCGACGTGGTTCGCGGTTCGGCGATTGACGCCACGAGAATGTGAGCGCCTGATGGGTTTTCCGGACGATTACACTCTCGTCCCGAACTACCGAAAGAAGCTACGCGTGGACGAGGTTGCGGAAATGGCGGCCTATCTTGGCATCCCGCTGGATGAGGCGTGCAGATTAGGAGCGACCCCGGACGGACCCCGTTATAAAGCCATCGGAAATTCGATGGCGGTACCGGTAATGCACTGGATCGGCCGGCGGCTCCAGATGGTGGACGCACTGTGATCGCAGCGTTGGCGAACCGGATCGAACTGTGGCCGGTCGAAAAGCTCGTGCCATACGCGCGGAACCCTCGCACGCACAGCGAGGAGCAGGTGGCGCAAATTGCTGCGTCGATCGTGGAGTTCGGGTTCAACAATCCGGTGCTGGTGGATTCGAAGGCCGGCGTGATCGCCGGGCATGGACGGCTGCTGGCAGCACGGAAACTGGGCATGGCGCAGGTACCGGTGATCGTCCTCGACCACCTCGATGAGAACCAGCGGCGCGCCTATCTGTTGGCCGACAATCGCCTCTCGGAACTCGCAGGATGGGATAGCGAACTGCTCGCGGGCGAACTGAAAGAACTCGCGGATGCCGGGTTCGACGCAACGCTCGCCGGGTTCGACTCCAAGGAGATCGACGACTTTCTGGCGTCGCTGGAGAAGGCTCCGGAGACGGATGCTGACGGCACCGAGGATTCGATTCCTGAGGCACCTATCGATGCGGTCACCAAGCCCGGCGACCTCTGGCTGATCGGACCCCACAGGCTCATCTGCGGAGACTGCCGCGACCGCGCCGTTGTCGATCGCCTCTTCGAAGGCCGGAAGGCGAACGTCGTCATCACGTCGCCGCCATACGCGACGCAGCGGCAGTACGATCCGTCGAGCGGCTTCGAGCCGGTGCCACCGGAGGAATACACGGCCTGGTTCCGCGACGTTGCGGCGGTGATCGAGTCCGTGCTGGCAGCAGGCGGATCGTACTTCCTGAATATAAAGGCCCACGCCGAGGAGGGCGAGCGAAGCCTGTACGTGATGGATCTGGTGCTGGCCCACAAGCGGCAGTGGGGCTGGCGGTTTGTCGACGAGTTCTGCTGGCGCAAAACCGATGATGGCGTTCCGGGCGGATGGAACAACCGCTTCAAGAACGCCTGGGAGCCGATTCACCATTTCGCGCGCGAGCGCAAGATCAAGTTCCGGCCGCGCGAGGTCGGCCACTGGTCGGACGACTGCTTCGACTACTCGCCCGAGAATCCGAAGTCGACCTCCGGCAGCGGACTGCTGGGAACCGGGCCGCGCGGTGCGGCAGCCGATCAGGGCAAGAACCATGCGGCGTGGCAGACCACCCGGCGCAACGCCAACGATCTCGAAGGCCGGCACGGCGGCTTGGCGCGCCCCTCGAACGTGATCGAAGCCAAAACAGAATCGAGCCAGGGGAATCATTCAGCGCCGTTCCCGCGCGCGATCCCGGAGTTCTTCATCAAAGCGTATTCCGATCCCGGCGATGTGATCTTCGACCCGTTCACCGGGAGCGGAACAACGCTCGTCGCTGCCGGGCTGCTCGATCGCTCGGGTTACGGCGTCGAGATCAGTCCGGCCTACTGCGACGTCATCCTGCGCCGATTGCAGGAGGCGCTCAAGATCCAGCCCGTGCATGCGAGCACGGGCGAACCATTTCAATCCAACACGTGAAGGAGAAACCCATGCCCGAAGTTGCCACTCCGAACCAGGCCGAACGCGAGTTCGAGACCGGGACGGATGAAGCATTCAAGAACGCCAACGCCACCGGCGGCGCCACCCACAACGAGAACCAGCGGGTGACCTACGCCAACATCAAGCGCACCTACGACGTCTACCAGGACCTCGACATCCAGGCCGCGCGCCAGGCTCTGATCGAGCAGACACGGCTGAACCAGATCGCCTCGCAGGCGCTGCAAAACGCCGTCGAGACGGCCAACATCGTGGGCAAGCGCAATCTCGAGCTCAACAACCTGGCGCACGACTCCTTCTGGAACCCGGTCGCAAGCGGCGCCGGCATGAACCTGACCGCGGGCTCGGTTCCCGCCAACCGTGCCACGGACGTGAGCGCCGCCGGCGTGAGCGTCGATGCGCAGGCGGTAGCCGCCGCGGTCGCCAAGCAGGTGGATGCGACGGTCGCGCCCGTGCTCGCCACGCTCGAACAGATCGTGCAGGCTCTGGCCACGGCCACCACGGCGATCGCCAACACGGTGAACCAGGCGCAGCCGAAGACGGCGTAGCCTTCTTCCCGAACCGGGGCGGCCCGGTAGATTCTGCCGTGCCGCCCCGGATTTTCGATGGAGATCAATCGATGAAAAAGCTGACTATCATTCTCAAGCTGTTCCCCGTGATCCTCGGCGCCATCAAAGCGGTCGAGGAAGCAATCCCGCTGCCAGGGCAGGGCCGCAAGAAACTGGACCTCGTGCTCGATGTGTTGAGGCAAGCCTTCGACGCGTCGAAGGAGATCTCGGAATCCTTCTCCTGGGATTCGCTGATCGCCGTCGTGGTGCCGATGATCGCCAGGATCGTCGACCTGCACAACGAGCTCGGCCTGTTCACGAAATCCGCCACGAGCAAAGCCTGATGCCGCTCACCATCGAGCACTGGCCCATCGACCGCCTGATTCCATACGCCAGGAATCCGCGCACCCACACCGATGAGCAGGTCGCGCAGATTGCAGCCTCGATTATCGAGTTCGGGTGGACGAACCCGGTTCTGGTGGGAGCCGATGGGGTGATCATCGCGGGCCACGCGCGTGTGCTGGCGGCGCGCAAGCTGGGTATGGCCGAGGTCCCGGTGATCGTGCTCGATCACCTGAGCGAAGCGCAGCGGCGCGCGCTCGTCATCGCCGACAACCGCCTGGCGCTCAACGCCGGGTGGGACGAGGAGATGCTGCGAGTCGAGATCGAGGCGTTGCGCGAAGACGATTTCAATCTCGACTTGCTCGGCTTCGACGCCGGCGAACTGGACGCCCTTATCGCGGAGCCGGAGACGGCCACGTCCGGCCACACCGACGAGGATGCTGCGCCCGAGCCGCCCGAGTCCGCGGTAACGGCTCCGGGCGATGTCTGGCTGCTGGGCGATCACCGGCTACTGTGCGGCGACTCGCTTCAGACCGAAGCCGTCGAGAAGGTGCTTGCCGGCGGTCTCGCCGATATGGTCTTCACCGATCCGCCGTACAACGTGAACTACGGCGCGACGATGAAAGACAAGCTGCGCGGCAAGAAGCGAAGGATCGCCAACGATAATCTGGGCGGCGGCTTCGAGCAGTTCCTGCGCGATGCCTGCGCCAACCTGCTGGCCGTGACGAAGGGCGCCATCTACATTTGCATGTCGTCCTCGGAGTTGCACACGCTCCACCGGGCGTTCACCGAGAGCGGCGGCCACTGGTCGACGTTCGTCATCTGGGCCAAGAACACGTTCACGATGGGGCGGTCGGACTATCAACGCCAGTACGAGCCGATCCTTTACGGGTGGCGCGAGGGCACGGACCATTTCTGGTGCGGGGCGCGCGATCAGGGCGATGTGTGGCTCGTGAAGAAGCCCGTCTCGAACGACCTTCACCCGACGATGAAGCCGGTCGAACTGGTCGAACGCGCGGTGCGTAACAGCAGCAAGACTCGCGATACCGTTCTCGATCCGTTCGGCGGGTCGGGCTCGACCTTGATCGCGTGCGAGCGGACCGGCCGGCAGGCGCGGTTAATCGAACTCGAGCCAAGGTACTGCGATGTAATCGTTCGGCGCTGGCAGGAGTACGCCGACAAGACGGCCACGCTCGAAGGCGACGGTCGCCCGTTCGCCGACGTTGCCGCGGAGCGGCTGGGGGTCGCTGCTTGAATCGAACGCTGCCGCCGGGAGCTGGCACAAATTACAGCCGAGATACGCGCCGGCAATCCGGATCTCCAGGGGCTGTGCCTGGCGCTTTCGGACTGGTCCGCCGAACTGCGCATTCTTAAAAATCTACCGTGGAAAACCACATTCTTCTTCAAGTCCTGATCGGGACCGTCGGCTTGGTCTCCGGCCTGATCGGAGCGTATGTCAGCCTGCAAAACCGCGCGCTGCTTGCGGAGGTGCGGACGGAGTTGGCTGAACTCGAAAACCGCCTGATTTTGCGGATCAACGGCACCTACGCGCGAGCCTCCGAGGTGGCGCTTCGCGAGGCGGCTATCAAGGAACGGATCGAACGGCTGGAGGCAGGTTGAAGAACGGAAAAACCGCCCGGCGAGCGGGCGGCCGAGGGGAGCCGCTTGGGCTACCACTCGATCTGGGGTTCGGTGCCCTCGATGGTGTACTCGCGGAGCGGCTTGTACTCGCCGCCGACGCCCTGCGCCCAGATGGCGTATCGCGCGGGGCAGGCCACGTCCTCGCCCTTGGAAGTTTCTTTCACGCGGCGGGCGAAGTCGCTGGCTGCGATCTCCTGCGCCTCGGCGACCGTGGCGACCACTGCTACTGGCTCGTAGCGGCCATCCTCGGTTTCGGCGATCAGCATCGCGAGGCCCAGTTCGGTCTGCGGGTTGATCTTGATCGCGAAGCCCGGCGTGGGCGTCTGCTTGGTTCTGGCTCTGGCCATTGTGTTCATCTCCTTCGATGACATTCATCGCTTCCGGGCGCGAAGAAGGCAAGGGAATAAGCGCGGGAAGAACGAAAAAAGCCGCCCTCTTGTGGGGCGGCGAGTGGCGGGCGCGGGCTACCCGGCGACGTGGTAGCGCCGCTTGCCCCCGTCGTCCTTGGTGGAGTCGATCTTGAGGCCCATCTTCTTGGCGATCTGGCCGCTCAGGAAGCCCCTAATGCTGTGGAGTTGCCAGTCCGTAGCCTGCGCGATCTCGCCGAGCGTGGCGCCGCCTTCGCGCCGCAGCAACGCGAGCACTACCGCCTTCTTGCTGCCGTCGCGGGCCTCGGGCTTGTCCTTCGCAGCGGGTTCCGGGGCGGCGATAATCGCGTCGACCGCGGCTTCGATCATTCCAGGGTCGCGCACGCCGGAGGCGGCGATCGCCTGGAGTTGATCCATTTTCGTCGCGCTCAGGGTGGAGGTGCCCGCCTTCGCGGCGTTCTTCTTGGTGTTGGGTTTGGAAGCAGGGCTGCTGGCTTTCGCGGCCTTGCTGGTCTTGGTTTTGCTCGTGTTCTTCTTCATGTCAGTTCGTCCTTTCCGCTGTTGATTGCCTTGCATGACCATTCATGCTTCTTCACGCAAAGAAGGCAAGCGGAATCGAACATATATATCTTGCAATGTTTCAAACAGATCGAGGCATCGATGGCGGATAAGCTGATGAGCCAGGCCGAGTACGCGCGGCACCGCGGCAAGAGCCGCCAGTACATCAGCCGCCTGGCCAAGGCCGGCGCGTTGGTGATGCGCGGCGGCAAGGTAGACGCGGCCGCCTCGGACGCCGTGCTCGACGACCGGCCGGAACCGCTGTCGGAGCGCGTAGTCGCCGCGCCTGTCGAAGCGGCGCCCTCGGTCACCACGTTCGCCCAGGCGAAGACCGCCGACATGGTCTTCAAGGCAAAGCTCCGCAAGATGGAGTACGACGTGCGCATGGGCAAGCTCGTCGAGGCGGAACTCGTCAAGCAGCGCTGGTCCACGATCTACCGCCTGATCGTGGATCGCGTCCTGGCCTGGCCGAACCGCCTGGCGCCCGAGGTAGCGGCGCTCACCGACGAGCGGCAGGTGCGGGAAACGATCCTGCGGGAGGCGCGGGCGCTGGTGAACGACCTGCGCGCCGACGTCCAGTATGCGCGTTGAAGAGATCCAGATCCTGGCGGCCGACGTGCTTGCGCCGCCGCCCGATCTGACGGTATCCGAGTGGGCGGATCGGAACCGGCGGCTGTCCTCGGAGTCCGCGGCCGAGAAGGGCGAGTGGCGAACGGACCGCGCTCCGTATCAGCGCGCCGTAATGGACGCCATGGGCCCGGCCAGCCCCTACGAGTCGCTGGTGATGATGTGGGCGGCGCAGTCGGGCAAATCGAGCCTCTTGGAGAACTTCCTCGGCTACATCATCGAGCTTGATCCGGGGCCGGTGCTCTTGGTCGAACCCCGCGAGGTGGACGCCGAGGCGTTTTCGAAGGACCGTCTGGCGCCTATGCTGCGCGACACGCCGTCGCTCGGCGGCAAGGTGGCGGATGCGCGGTCGCGCGATTCGAACAATACGATCCTCCACAAGAAGTTCATGGGCGGCAGCATCACGCTTGCGGCGGCGAACTCGCCGGCTGGTCTGGCGATGCGCTCGATCCGCTACTGCCTGCTCGACGAGGTGGACCGCTATCCGGCAAGCGCCGGCAGTGAAGGCGATCCGGTAAACCTCGCCATTACGCGCACGGCGAACTTTTGGAACCGCAAGATCGTGCTGTGCTCGACGCCGACGACCAAGGGCGCTTCGCGCGTCGAACAGGCCTGGCTTGAGTCGAACCAGCAGAGCTACTGGGCGCCGTGCCCGTATTGCGGAAGCTTCCAGGTGTTGCGCTGGGAAAACCTGATCTGGCCGAAGGGCGCGCCGGAGAAGGCCGAGTACCGCTGCGAGCATTGCTCGGCGCTCATCGCCGACTGGCAAAAGCACGGGATGCTGCGGGCGGGCGAATGGCGACCGGCGCGGCCCGAGGTCGCGGGCGTTGCCGGGTTCTGGATCAACGGCCTGTACTCGCCCTGGCGCAAGTGGGGCGCGCTGGCGAAGAAGTTCCTCGCCGACAAGCGGTCGGTCGAGACGCTGCGCGAGTTCGTGAACACGGTGCTGGCCGAACCCTGGGATGATGCGGCCGAGACCACGGTCGACCAGGCGACGGTGATGGCCCGCCGCGAGCACTACCGGGCGGCGGTGCCGTTCGGCGCCGTGGTGTTGACCGCCGGCATCGACGTCCAGAAGGACCGCCTGGAGTTGGAACTCGTGGGCTGGGGGCGCGGCGAGGAATCGTGGTCCGTCGAATATCGCGTGCTTCCCGGCGATCCTTCGGGCGCGTTGGTCTGGCAGGAACTCGACACGTATCTGGAACGCCGCTGGCCGCATGAGACGGGAATCTCACTCTCGGTTTCGGCGTGCTCGATCGATTCGGGCTACGAATCGCAGGCGGTTTATGAGTTCTGCCGAACGCGCTATCACCGGCGTGTCTTCGCGGTGAAGGGCAAGGGCGGCCCGTTGCCGGTATGGCAGCGGAAGCCCACGGCAAAGAACATTCGTGGCGAGAAGCCCTGGATCGTGGGCACCGACACGGCGAAGGAAACGATCTACGGACGGCTCAAGAACCCGACGCCGGGCACGCCGGGTTACTCGCATTTTCCGGCGGACCGCGGGGAGGCGTATTTCGAGCAACTACTTGGCGAGGTCCTGGCGACGACGTACTCGAAGGGCCAGCCCAAACGCGAGTGGCGGCCGAAACCGGGCGTGCGCCAGGAGGCCCTCGACGCGCGCGTCTACGCCTACGCCGCGCTGCGGGCGCTCGTCTCGATGGGCCTCTCGCTCGACAACGAAGCCGACCGGATACTGGCTATAAATCAGCCCCGGCCCGTTCCGGACGACGACACGGATCGCGCCCGCTGGATGGGAGATCGGGGAAGGAACTGGTTATCGCGATGAAGGTGCGAAGCGAACCGCCGGGCGCTCGCGGCGCCTGGGAGTATCTGGTACTCAGCGGCGAGGCCGAATCGCCAGCGATGCTCGCCGAGTACGGCGCGCAAGGGTGGGAACTTGTCGCCGTCGTGCGCGAGTTCGGCACCCGCGCGACGTTCTATTTCAAACGGCGGAAAAGCTGATGCCCTGGATCCCACAACAGCTTGATGCGATCGAAGCGGCCATCGCGAGCGGCGAACTTACCGTGCGGTTCGGCGACCGCACCGTGACCTATCGCTCGATGGACGAGCTCCTTCAGGCGCGCGGTGTGATCAAGGAAGCGCTGGCCGCGGAAGCCGGAACGGCCACGGACCGCTTCAGTTTCGCTCAAACCTCAAAAGGATGAACTGGCTCGATAAAGCGATCGCCTGGGTGTCGCCCGAGACGGGTCTGCGCCGGATGCGCGCGCGCCGCGCGGGAGAACTCATCCGGTTAGCCTACGAGGGCGCCAGGACCGACCGGCGCACCGGCGGCTGGATCACCACAGGCAACTCGGCCAACGCCGAGATCGCCGTCGCGCTCTCGAAACTGCGCGAGCGGTCCCGCGACCTGGTGCGCAACAACGCCTATGCCGCGCGCGCTGTGGCCGAGGTCGTCGGAAACGCGATCGGCACAGGGATCACGGCCCAAGCGCGGAGCGGAAAGCCGGAGGTGGATCGCGCCGCAAACGCAGCCTGGGCGGCCTGGATGGAAGAGTGCGATGCCGACGGGCAGCTTGATTTCTACGGGCTTCAGGCGCTCGTGGCGCGAACCGTTTTCGAAAGTGGCGAGTGCCTGGTGCGCTTCCGGCAGCGGCGGCCCGAGGATGGTTTCACCATTCCGCTTCAGATCCAGGTGCTGGAGCCGGATTACCTCGATCAAACGAAAACGCAGAAGACCGATACCGGCTACATCATTCAGGGCATCGAATTCGACCTGGTCGGCCGCCGGATCTTCTACTGGCTCTACGGCCAGCATCCCGGTGATGTGGTGCAGACTGGCGTGCGCGGCGGCGCGGCGCTGCAATCCATCCGCGTGCCGGCGAGCGAGGTGCTGCACATCTATCGCAAGGACCGGCCCGGCCAGGTTCGCGGCGTGCCGTGGCTCGCGCCCGTGGTGGTTACGCTGCGCGACCTCGACGAGTACGAGGAAGCGGAACTGGTCCGCAAGAAGATCGAGGCGTGCTTTGCGGCGTTCGTAACACAGCCGCAGGGACCGGATGGCCCGGCGATTGCACCTGCCGCGCCGGACCCGGCCACCGGCAAGCGCGTCGAAAGCTTCGAGCCGGGCATGATCGAGTACCTCAAACCGGGCGAGGAGATCACGTTTGCTTCGCCCTCAACATCGGCAGGATACCGCGATTACGTCGCGGCCAAACAGGCGCAAATCGCGACAGGCCTGCAACTCACCTACGAGCAACTCACGGGCGACCTCTCGCGCGTGAACTACTCCTCGTACCGGGCGGGCCTGCTCAGTTTCCGCAACGGCATCGAGAGCTTTCGGTGGCTGGCGTTCATCCCCATGTTCTGTGCGCCGGTCTGGAATCGCTTTCTCACGGTCGCCTATGCGGCCGGCGCGATTTCCGAGCCTGGGCCATTTCAGGCGGAGTGGACGCCGCCAGGATTCGGCAGCGTCGATCCGTACAAAGATTCGGTGGCGACGCTGAACCGTATTCGCGCCGGCACCCTTACGCTGCGCCAGGCGATTGCCGAGCAGGGCTACGACCCGGACGCGCAACTCGATCAGATCGCCGAGATCAACAAGCTGCTCGACGAGCGCGGCATCGTGCTCGATTGCGACCCGCGCCGCGTGACGCAGAGCGGCGCCCAACAGAAGGAGCTTCAGAATGAACCTGCAGAGAGAACGGCTGGAAGTCCAGTTTGAGGCGCTCGCTCCGGCCGACCGCGGCGAGCGCACCGCGACGCTCACCTGGTACACCGGCGCGGCCGTACGCCGCTACGACGGGCGCGGCGCTTTCGAAATGCGCTTCTCCATGGAGCCGGGCGCGATCCGGATGGGGCGAATGTCGAGCGGTTCGGCGCCGCTCTTGAACTCGCATCGCGATTTCACCGTCGACGACGTGATCGGCGTGATTACGAAGGCATGGGTCGAGAGCGGGATCGGCAAGGCCTCCGTGCGGTTCTCGAAACGCGCGGACGTCGATCCCATTTGGCAGGACGTCGAGGACGGCATCCTGCGCAATGCCTCGATGGGCGTGGCTATTCACGCCGTCGAGGATACGACGCCGCAGGGAGCGTCTTCTCAAGGAAAGCTGCGCCAGGTGCTGGTGACCGATTGGGAACCCGAGGAGGTTTCGCTTGTCCCAGTCGGCGCCGATCCGGGCGCGGGATTCAGATTTCAACGGGCAACTGGCCCACAGGAGCAGAAGATGGAAGAGACCCCCACCATCGACACGGCCGAAGTGCCCCGTGTCGAAATCAACGTGGATGCCGAACGGCAGGCCGCCGCAATGGCCGAACGTTCGCGCATTCACGAAATCGAGAAACTGGGTCGCGCCGTAAACCTAGACGGCAACCTGGTTTCGCAGCACGTCGAGGCGGGCACCGCCGTAGAAGATTTCCGCAAGATCGCGCTCGACGAACTGGCCAAGCGCAGCGATGCAGCGCTGATCCGCAGCGCCACCGCCTCGGTCACCCGCGACGAAGCCGACAACCAGCGCGCCGGAATCATGGCGGCGCTGCTTCACCGCTATGACCCGGCAGTCTTCCCGCTCAAGGAGGACCTCGGCCGCGACTGGGCCGGGCAGACGCTGCTTGACCTCGCGCGGACGTGCCTGGAAACCGGCGGCACGCGCACCCGCGGAATGCCGCGTCACGAGATTGCGCGGCTGGCTCTTACGACCTCGGATTTCCCGTCGATCCTGGCCGACGTCGCCAACAAGACCTTGCGGCAGGCCTACGAAGCCTACCCGCGCACGTTTCTGCCGTTCTCCCGGCGGCGTTCGGCGGTGGATTTCAAGAACATCAACGCCGTGCAGTTGGGCGAGGCGCCCTCGCTTCAGAAGGTGAACGAGAAGGGCGAGTTCACGCACGGCTCGATCGCCGAATCGAAGGAAACGTATAAGCTCGCCACCTACGGCCGGATCGTCTCGATCACCCGGCAGGTGATCATCAACGACGACCTGAGCGCATTCACCCGCATCCCGGCCGGCTTCGGCGTGGCGGCGGCGACGCTTGAAAGCGACACGGTATGGGGCATTGTGACGGGCAACCCGAACATGGGTGACGGCGTCGCGCTGTTCCATACCAACCACGCGAACCTCAACTCGGGCGGGGGCAGCGCGCTCGCGCTCGCCGGCCTCGGCTCCGGCATGGCCGCGATGGCCAAGCAGAAGGGTCTCGACGGCATCACCGTGCTGAACGTGCAGCCCCGGTATCTGGTCGTGCCGGTCGCGCTGCAGCTCACCGCGTTTCAGTTAGTGGCGGCGAACCTGGCGCCGGCGCAATCGGCCAACGTGGTGCCGGACTACATCCGGGCACTCACGCCGATCGCCGAACCGCGCCTCGATGCCGCGAGCGCGACGGCGTGGTACCTGTTCGCTTCGCCCGATCAGATCGACACCGTCGAGTACGCGTATCTCGAGGGTCAGGACGGCGTGTACATCGAGACGCGCCAAGGCTTCGACGTGGACGGCGTCGAGATCAAGGCGCGGCTCGACTTCGGCGCGAAGGCGATCGACTGGCGCGGTATGCAGAAGAACGCGGGCGCTTAACCAAGGAGGATTGAACCGATGAAGAACTACGTACAGAAGGGCGAGACTCTCACGCTCACCGCGCCGTACGCGGTGAGCTCGGGCGGTGGCGCGCAGGTCGGCTCCGTTTTCGGCGTCGCGTCGAACGATTACGCAAACGGCGAGGAAGGCGAATTCCAGGTGGCAGGTGTGTTCGACCTGGCCCGCGAAACGGGCGCCAGTACCGGATTCACCCAGGGCGCGCTGATCTACTGGGACAACGCCAACAAGCGGATCACGAAGACGGCGACCAGCAATAAGCTGATTGGCGTGGCTGTGCGAGCCGCGGCCGACGGCGACGCCACCGGGCGTGTACGGCTGAACGGGGCGTTTATCTCCTGATGCCGTTTCCGGACTCCGTCAGCCGGATGGACGAGGCCTGCCTGCGGGTCTTTGGGCGTGATGTGACCTATCTGCCCGAAGCCGGTGGGCAGGCCTCGATTCGCGCGGTCTTTCAGCCGGCACGCGAAACGGAGGATGCCTCACCAGGTGTCTACGCCGTCCTTTTCGTGCGTCTGGCCGACCTGCCGCTCGCGCCCGTGCGGGGCGACGAGGTCGAGATCAACGGCGCGCGCTACAAGGTCTTCGACATCGAAGCCGATGCCGAGGGCGCTGCCGTGCTGCGGTTGCGGCAGGCCGTCTGATACTTCCGCCACATCTGGCGGAAGTTCAAGGTTGCGATCATGCCCAGCGTCCGCGTTTACCAGAAGAAGCAACTGCGGCTCGATCTGCTCAACTTCCGCCAGCGGCAGATGTATGAGTTGGGCGGCGCGGGTGTGACTGCGGTAAAGGCTCGGTTGAGCGCGGCGCAAGGGCCCGGGGACGGTGCGGCCAAACCCCTCACCAAGCGCTATGCGATCTTCAAAACCCGGCAGGGCAAAGGCAACCGGCGCAACCTGGCCTTCACGGGTGACCTGCTCCGCAACTTTCAGGTCCGCACCGTGAGCGAGAACCGGGCCAAGGCCAGCGTCTCCACCCGCAAGGACCGGATCAAGGCATGGGCCAATCAGAATTGCGAGGAGTGGGTGGTCTTCTCACCGAAGAACAAAGCGGCGGTCGTCGAGGTGGCGCGCAAGATGCTCGACGCGATCAAACCGCGCTTGCTGGTTGAGCGCGCCCTCGGAGGAAAGCAGCGATGATCGATCCCGCCCAACTGATCGACAACCTGGTCGCGTTGCTGCGCGATATCCCGGACCTGGCCGCCGAAATGGGCGGCGACGAGCAGCGGATCTTTGCTTACCACGATCAGTATCCGAAGCGGTCGAGCTTGGCGGCGGCGATCCACGACATGCCCGCGCCGTCCATCATGGCGGCGTGGCAGGGGACCGCGCCCGGCGCGTTCGGCGGCTTCGACGTTTGGAAACACTCGATCACGCTCTACATCCGAGCGCGGGAAACCTTCGACGGTGATCCGCCCACAGCCTATTACCAGTTGTTCCGGCTGATCACGAAGGGCGTGCCGGCGTCAGCAAACGTGCCAATGCTCAACGTCACCGTTCACCCTTCCTGCTATCCGATGGACCTCCCGCTGATCCAGCGGCAGACGGACGCGGAGGGTCTCGACTATTTCGAAGTGCCCATCACGTTTACGGAGATTGGCGATGAGTGATTACGTTCACATGCGCCCGCCTTTCGGCGAAGGCGAGATTCAAAAGGTCGAGGCGACGCCGGATATTCTGGTGCCGTTGCTCGTCAAGGGTTGGTCTCAATGCGAGTCGCCGGCAGATCCCGAGGAGGTAACGAACGATGTCCACGACTAGACTCCAGGAAGTGCTCATCTGCTTCGGCAAGCAGAAGCAGACCGATATCGCTACCGCGCAGGCCGCCGCCGCGATGTGGCGCTTCAGCAAGCTGAACGCGCAACTCGCCAACCCGAAACTGGCGACCGAAAACGACGCCGAAGAGTACGGCAAGGGCCACGAGTTTCCGACCACCACCTACAAGACCGCCTGGGACGTGGGCGGCACGCTCGAAAAGTATCTCTCGGCCGAAATCGCTGCGTGGGCCATGGCGTTCGGTCTGGGCAAGGTGGTGAAGTCAGGTACGGCGCCCAACTTCACCTACACCTGCACGCCGCTGTTTCCGGCCAACGGCGATGCCGCGGAACTCCCATACTTCTCCTACGTGGAGCAGATCCGCCCGGGCGCGGGCGTGGTGCTCGATCGCCAGGCGGCCGGCTGCGCTATCGAGTCCTGGCAGATCGCGATCGGCTCCGGGCCGGGCCGCGCCAACTCGAAGATCACCGTCGAGTTTGCCGGATCCGGCAAGGTGATCGACTCGGCCACGGGCATCACGATGCCGGCTGCGCAGGCCGAGAAACTGCTGCCCTCGGCTTCGCTTACGCTCTCGATCAACGGCGTCGATTACGTCACCAGCAAGAACATCGTCTCGCTTGAAACCGGGTGGAAGAACAACCTGCGCATGGATGCGGGCTTCTATCCCGGCTCGGGATTTCAGGCGGCGGGCGACGGCTCTTCGGGCGCGATCCGCGGGCGGCTCGAGTTCGGCAACCGCCAAGGGAACCTCAAGTTCGTCGCGCGGTTCGACAGCGCCTCGACCGAGTACACCAAACTCAAGAGCCAGACCACCGGCACGGCCGTCATCAACCTGTCGTTCGATGCCAACAACTCGCTCCAGATCACGTGGCAGAAGCTCGCCTTCTCGGTGGTCGAAATCGGCGAAACGGACCAGATCCTGACCGTGTCGGTCGATTGCACGCCGCTCTATGACTCGACCAACGGCGTGATCTCAGCGGTGGCGAAGTGTGGCGTGGATAGCATCTGTCAGTAGAAAGGAACCCAATGGAAGCTCCAGTGTTCGACGCGGCCAGACCGGTCGCCATTAACCTGCGCGGGCCGGAGGGCGTGAAAACCATCCGAGTTCGTTTTCCCTCCGACGATGAATGGGCCGAGCGGCAACGGCGTCGCAAAGTGATCGTCAAGAGCCTCGGACGTGGGATCTCCGAGACGCAGATCCCGAACGGCGAGGATATCGACGCCGCGCTGCTGGCGAAGATCCGGACCGAGGAAGAACCCGAGGTCGATGCCTTCGAGGCGCAGAAGATCATCGAGCAGTTGGCCACCTGCGATGTCGACGATGTTGTGTTGGCGGGCGATGCGTTCCGGGTCACGCTGCGTGTGCTCGGCGGCGCGGTCACGCACCTGCTGAAGATGCCATCCGCAAAAGACGTGAACACGTACCGTCGCGGCTTTGCGCGCGTGCTCGATCTGCCCTTCAACCGCCAGGAGTTGACGATCAACATCCGCGCGGCGGCCGACCTGTGGAAGAAGCTCATCGAGGCGACCGAGGGGTATGCCGGTGACGTACCGATCATTCACCAGGCCGTCACGGTCAAAGCGGCCATCGATGCGCTCGACACTTCCTTCCAGGAGGACCGGGAAGCAAATTTTTAGCCGGGGAGTGGCCGGAAACTCCCTCCCTGCGCTACCTCATTCATTGGGCGCTCCGGCGCGAGGGGCTATGCGATCCCGGCCTGTGCCCGGACGCCCCCGACGGCCACCGCTGCGACCACTGCCCGCTGGACAAACTCGACGCCGCCCAGACCTCCGAAGCCGGATTGCTCATCCGGCGCGCCCTCGACCTGCGCGCAGCGCTCAACCTCGGCATCCACATTGGTCTCGACGAGATCCGGGCTGACGAGTTCTACGCCATGCTGATTCTGGAGGACGAACGGGACCAGTTGGAACGCGAGCGGATAAGAGAAGGAAATCGCTAGGCGGCCTGATGCACTGGTTCGTAATGAAGGCGGATCATCTGCTCGGGCCTCAGTGCGACCATGGCGAAGGCTTTGCCGCTTTCATCCGCGAATTCCACTTCGTAGACATTGGGCGCCCAACTCTCGACGACCGTCCCTACCTGGCCGCGCACCAAGCCATGCTCGGGAAGGTCTTCGAGCAACGCAATCACGGAGTGCAACTCAATACCCAGCATCACAATCACCATACCATCGGCAGCCTGATGGATGGGCCGCGATCGTAACAACGCATGGCTTCCAATAACCAGATCGAACTGGTCGTCACCGTCGAGGTGGACAAGGCGAACCAGTCGATCAAATCCGTCAACGCGAACCTCTCCGGGATCGAAGAGACCGCCGTGCGCGCGACGCGCGGCGCCTCGCAGGGGATCGATGGCATGACGGCGGCAATGGTCAAGGGCGCCACCGCTGGCAACCTGCTCGCCGACGCGATCAAGAAAGCCATCGACTTCGCCAAGGAGTGGACCATCGAAGCGGCGAAGGAAGCGGCGCATCAGGAGCGAGCGGTTTCGATCACGCGAACTCTGGCCAAGGCCCATGGCGACGGAGCCGCGGCGGCGGGGAAGGCGATTGAGGCGATCCGGTCGGTAGGCTTCGCCGCCTCCGATGCCACGACCAGCGTGCAGAAGCTCATCATCGCCGACATTGGTCTCGATAAGGCGCAGGGCCTCGCCAAAGTCGCGAAAGACGCCGCCGCCGTGAGCACCGAGGGCGTGAACGCGGCAGAAGCCTTCGAGAAGATCATGCTGGCGATCGAAACGGGCCAGTCGCGCGGCCTGCGCTCCCTCAGCCTCTTTCCCGACCTCGCCAAAGCGGAGCAGGTTGCCCGGCTGGAGGCCCAACTTTACGGCAAGACCCTCTCCGATCTCGAAGTCAAGCAGGTCCGCTACAACGCCATCGTTCAAGCGGCGATTTCCATCCAGGGGTCGGCGGCGGCCCAGGCGGGCACCTTTGATGGCGAGATGAAAAAGCTGTCGCGCGAAATGAAGGATCTCAAGGAGGATGTCGGCAAGGCGTTCCAGGGCGAACTGAAGGCCGCCGTCGAAATCCTACGCGGCTTCGTGGGTTTCCTGAAGGATCACTCGGACGCGATCGAGAAGTTCGGCAAGGGCACGCTGGCGCTGGTCGGAATCATTACCGCGATTACCGCCGCCACCAAGGGGTGGGCGCTGGCGCAAGGCGCGCTCAACCTCGCGATGTCGATGAATCCAGCGTTCCTGGTGGCGGGCGGCGTCCTAGCCGCCGGACTCATCATCTACAAGCAATACAGCGATATGACCGAGGAGATGGCGCGCCGCGCCAAGGACCTGGAGAACCAGGCGCTCCGGAAGGATCTGCTCTCCGGCAAGTTGAAAATCGAAGATCTCAAGAAGCGCGGCATGGACGAGGACCAGATCCGCGAACTCGTTTCCGGCCGCAAATTGCTTCCCGGCGAAACGTTCGAGGATTTTGGCGCGGGCTTGCCGAAGGTCAAGATCGCGGGTCAGCCCGATCCGGAAGAACTGAAGCGGCAACTCGAAATGCAGAAGCGACAGCGGGAAGCGGAAAAGTACTTCCGCGACCAGGCTATCGGGTCGCAACCGGCCTCCGGCTTTGCGAAGGAGGTCGCCGGCATCAACAAGGAGATCGCCGGCCGCACGACGTACGTCGATGACATGGGCGAGCACCACGTCCCGCTTACGAAGAAGGCGTGGGACTCGGTCATCGAGTACGCCAACAACAAGCTGAAGGCGTTCCTCAAGCACACCTCCGACGACAACCGGAAGGCTCTTGCAGAGTACCTCAAGGAACAGGAGGAGGCTCATCAGCGGCAGATGCAGTGGAAGGCGCATCGCCTCCAACAGCGCCTCGCCAACGACGCCGAGATCGCAGGGAAGAACTTCGACCACCTCCGCGACGTCTACGCCTTCGAGGAGCAGCGGGCGGGTTTCGAGCGGGATGCGCGCATGCGCCAGGTGGAAGGCGTCGACGCGCAGACGCTCGAGCAGAAGATCGCCGTCGAGCAGCGGAAGGCCGAGATCGAGATCGACTATCTCGAAAAGGTTCACGAGGTGCGCCAGCGGCTTTTCGATATGGACACCTCCCGGATGTTGATGGAGGAGGAACTCACGCTCAAGCGGCTCGGCTACAAGGCCGACGAGATCACCGCACGCATTGCGGAACTGAGCCAGCAGCGCGAGGACATCCGCCAGCAGAACCAGGAAGCGACGGATGCCGCGATCCAGGCGGCGCGCGAAAACGCCGCCAACCGGCAGGCGCAGATCGTGCGCGACCACAACCGCGCGATCTTTGACTCGCTCAAGCAGCAGGCCGGCGGCGTGTTCGACGCGCTGCTCCAGAAATCGCAATCGGTCTGGTCGGCCATCGGCAACGCCTTCAAGACCGCCATGCTGACCGCGATCAAAGAGGTGGTTACCTCGCGCGTCGCGGCCATGCTGATGCAGATCTTCACCGGACAGAAGGTGACGTTCGCGGGCGGCGGCGCGGGGCCGGGCGGCTCGGGCGGCATTCTGGGCGGGATCGGCGGCCTCCTCGGGATCGGCGCGGTGCCCGTCTTCGGTAGCACTGCGCCGGGCGGCACGCCTCCATTTGTCCCTCCGGGCGGAGGCGCCGGAGTTACCTCGAAGACGGGCGCGGCCAACCTGTTCAACATCAACTGGTCGAACCTGAAGAACCTCGCCAGTTGGAAGAACCTCTATGGCGCGATGACGCTCGGCGGCGGGCTGCTGATGTTGAGTGGCGCAAAGAACGGTAGCGCCTTCAGCACCATCGGCGGCGGCGCACTCATGGGCGCGGGCATCGGATTGTCCGGCGGTCCCATTGGCGCGATCGGCGGCGCGGGCATCGGCCTCTACATGGACGCCATGCGGCGCGGCGGCTGGGGCGGCGTCGGCGAGGCCACGGCGGGCGGCGCGATGTTCGGCTGGAATGTCGGCGGGCCGCTAGGTGCGGCCATCGGCGCGGGCGTCGGCTTCCTCTCCGGCCTGGCGCGCCTGTTCGTGAAAGGCGCCGTCGAGAAGGTTCGCGAAAAGATCAAGAACCTCTATGGTGTCGAGATCTCTGACAGCGCCGTACTCCGGCAAATCGTAGACATTGCCCGGCAATCTTATGGCGGCAATCTCGACATGGCGATCCGGACGCCCCAGGTCCGCGACATGATCCAGATGTACGCGATGAGCACGGGCCAGCAGACTCGCGGCATGCCCGCACAGGTGCACCCGCTCGATCTGGTGCAGAGCGGCGGGTCGCTATTTCAATCGCCTTCGTACTCAAACGGAAGCCCGCTCCCAGGCTGGGGTGGCCTCCCGGCGCTCGATAGAATCGGTGGCGGCGTGGCGTCGGGCGCAAGCCCAGTGGTGATTCAGTTGGATGGTCCCGCCACGGTCAGCCTACTGCGCGGCGAGGCGGTGCAGGCCATCGCCAGTAACCCGCGCGTGGTGCAGGGCGCGGTTCTGAGCGCCTCGAAATCCAATGCTGGCCGCCGCGAGTTGGCCAGCCTGCAGCTGACCCCAGGGCTGATCACAGCGTAG